ATGGCTATTATGATTCGCGATAATAAGTATTACATGAAAGGCAAAATACGAAGATTAGACGGCTCCCTATATTGCTATACAAAGTTGATAACCGGTACAACGTCAAAAAAGAAGATGGCTGAGATTGAACGTGCATTTCGTAAACAATTTGAAAATAGCGAGATTTACGCTGTAATTGATTTTAACGCTCTCTGCGATGAGTTTATGCTATCCTATAGACAGGTCAAGGCATCCACTAAAATGACTAAAGAGCAGGACCTTAAGCGCCCTCGTGCCGCGTTTGGCAATGTGTCAGTCACAGATATAGACAGTAAGAGCTTGCAGCTCTATATCTACGAGCTTGAAAAAGAGCTCTCCGAAAAGTCAGTAAAAAAGATATTTTATGCCGTTAAGTCTGTATTTGATTTTGCAGTCGATAATAACTATTTGCTCAAGAATCCCATGAAGACCGTTGTGCGGACCATAAACAGGGATAAGCCGAAACAAGAAATGTTATACCTCACTGAGGACCAGTTTACGACTCTGTGTAAATACGCTGAGGATGACGAGTATACCCTGCTGTTTAAGTTTTTATTTTATATGGGGTGCCGACGCGGCGAGGCCTTGGCACTGACATGGGTAGACATCGACCTAAGGGCTCGTACCGTCACGATTGGCAAGTCCGTATCCTTTAAGACACGCCCAGCTACCATCACAACCCCGAAGACAAAAAACAGCTATCGCACGATCTCCATGCCGGAAGTCGTTTGGGCTGCCCTAAGCGAAGAAAAGGAAAGACACAGGGAAATGTATGGATGGAGTGAAGAACGTTTTGTGTTTGGATACTATAAGCCCCTGGATCCGGAGAATATCAGACGCAGGCTGAAAGCAATCATAAAGCGCGCAAACGACGATAAGCAAAAGCTGCCGGATATCCGTATACACGATTTTAGACACTCTCACGCCTCTTACTTAATCAATAACATGTCTGACAAGTTTACTGACTTTGACGTCGCTAACAGGCTAGGAGACACTGTACAGACGCTACACGATACATATGCGCACTGGTATAAGCAAGCCGATCGGGCAATCATTGAGGTCATAGACAACAAGCCCAAAGAGCCGGTTAAGGCCGATTATAAGACGGAGCTCATCGAGCTCAAGGAGCTGCTGACCTTAGAGGTCATAACACCCGAGGAGTTTGCAGCGAAAAAGAAACAGCTTCTAGGCATATAAAAAACCGCTATGGTCAGCGGCTTTTTAACTATCTTTTCATTTTTACTAGGGATACAGCTGCAAGCGCTGCACAGATCAGACACCAGAATGCCCAGATATTCAAGTCTGTGAAGTTTCCTGCCATTGTGAATCCGCACAATGCAGCAATGCCGTAAAGTACAATGATTGCGATATTACCACCCTTTGTACCTTTTCTTGTTACGATTGACACGATACCTCCCGCAAGCATCATAATGGATACGATCAGCCCTGCGCTGCCGCTAACCTCCCCAGATGCTTCCAGTGCATTTACAGTCCCCGCTGCACAAGACTGTAGCAATACAAACAGGCAAAGTACAATAGACAAGATCCCGGACACTAATTTCCAAGTTTTCATATGATTTCACTTCCCTCCTAATGTAATAAATTATAGCACATAGTTTCCTGTATTGTAAAAAAACTGTCAATCAAGACAGTTTTTTATGATTAGTACCATTTATATTCTTTTGTTTTTGCGTCATACTCTACATAAATGTCGTCATCAGTATTCTCGCCTTTTAATGTGAAGTCAGCACTCAAGAGCTTAATATCCTTTTTATTCTTTGATGCAGGACCAAACATATCCTCAACGGTACTTGTATCACCAGGGAGGAGCGTGTCATAACACATTAAATACTGTTTTTCACCGTCAACCTCGTAAGCATAACTTATGCTTTTTAAAGTTTTCTTTGAATTGTTCTTAAACTTCGCTTTCATGTATATTGTGCCTATGGAATCTTCTTCAAACCGCAAGTCTACAAGTTCGATTTCATCGATTGTGACTGGAATAGCTTTTGATAAAGATTCCTCGGTTTTATTGTGGATAGTGAATGAATCAGAATCCATGCTCACAGTGTATCCGTCAATGTTTGTTTCTTCTGTTTTACCAGCGTTAAAATAACCGACGATCTGATTGTTATCATTTACTGTAAGACCTAAGCATTCAAGCTTTAAAACTGCATTAACAGCATCTACATACTCGTCGCTCCCTTTATCATTAACTTTAATTTTACTTACTGATCCGTCGTTCTCTAAAAAATAAAGGATACTTAAGTTTTCCTTTTCATATTCAACTTTTTCAAACGATTTATCATAGGATTTGAATTTTAAGTCTTTTATGCCTTCATCAGCTAATTGCTTATTGGCGTCTTCAATCATTTTAGCTACCGTTTTGTTTCCCAATTCTGACTCTAGCGTAGGCTCAGAGGCGCAACCTCCCATACTGAAAAGCATTGCTGCGCTAAAAAATACAGCGAACAGTTTTTTCATTTTCTTTTCCCTCCATACTGTTATTTATTACATTATATCACTTAATAACGAATCACAAAATAATTACTTGCATATAATATTGTTATGAATATCCTTATCAACGAGCAACGAGTAAAAAAAGGGGTATCATTAAGAAAGTTATCCGCCATGACGGGTATAAGTAAAAGTGCACTTAATGACCATGAAAATGGTAAACCATCACCTACTTTGCTACAGTTGGAACTAATAGCGAAAGCGTTGAATATACGAATAACGGACCTGTTTGAGTCCGATTTTAAATAGGTCTGTGTCCGGATATCCGGACAGATTATGTGATTTTAACAAAAATAAAATAAATTGTGTATAATTAACTTATAGAAAATATTACCAATTTTATAGGAGGACAAAGAATATGGAAACTGAAGACTATTACATTAGACACATTATAGAAATGGTAAAGGAAATGAGGTCGTTAAAAGTATTGAGGGAGTTGTATTATGAGCTGCTACATATAAAATTGAATCAATAATTAAAAAGGCAAGGAAATCACTCCTTGCCTTCTTTTTGCAGATTTTCTGCCAACGTTGTAAGAAAATTTTCGATTGCTTCCTTTTCATCATCCGGTGTCTCCAGATAGGTTTTTAAAACCATTTGGCTTTTTTTGTTCAGATTATACCGCTCTGATAATTTTTCCATTAACGTACTTGGCATTTTCATGAACATGTCGACGTTTGCACCCTCAGTGAGCCAGAAATAATCGACATTAAACTCTTTGCAAATCAACTTAATAGTCTGATCACTGGGATTGTTAACTCCTTTTTCTAATGAGTTAACAGAACTTCTGGTAATACCAATACGACTTCCGAACTTTTCCATACTTAAGCCTAAGGTATTCCTGACTTCAGCGATTCTTTGATTGATTTCTTTCATAAGTTCCTCCTTTCTGCTTTTAGTATACAACAATAAAACAAAAATGTAAACTAAAAGTACAAAAAGTGTTGACTTGTACTTTTGATATGTTATAATGTACTTGTAAAGTACAAAGGAGGTGATTAAATGACAGCAAATGAATACCTTGAAATTGCGAAGCAAAGTGGTAATGAGCGAGTGTGCAAGCTTATTAAATTTTTGCAGGACAACGGATACGACTATTCAGATTTTGAATTTGGTGTTCTTGTAGGTAGAGAGATACGGCGCGATGTGTTGTTAAACTGTAGGACGCCTGCGCATAGCGAAGCTCGCTAGATAGGAGGTGGTGGCATGGAGCTTGCAAAATTTATTACCGCAAAGGATATTGAGGAAATTTTCAGAGAGGGAGGTTTCCCAATCAGTTATTCCAAAGCGCTTGAAATCAAAAAGGAGCTTAAAGCTGAGCACAAGGGCGTTAAGCTGCCCAACAAGTACGTTATCCCTCTGGTGTGGCTTGAGGATGCTTATAGTGAGCTAGCCTATCAGGGAAAAAGAGCAGCGAGGAAAAGCGTATGAGACGCCGCAACGTGATGCTCGTGATCTGGGCGATGCTACTGCCGTTCATCACCGGCTTTTATCTTGGGGCTCATATCCCACAGCCATACACAGAGGCAGATGCTGCAGCTATAAAGGCCTATATCTTAAAAGAGATAGACTTAACACCTAAACAGCTAAAGCGTTTGGATATGGACAGCGACGGACGCATATCGTCACTTGATTATGTGATGGTAAAAAATCGTATAAAAAAGGATGCTCCATAGACTTGGTGGTCAGAGCATCCAATAGTGAGTGGCTTTTAAAAGCCAACTCCATTATATCAAAATTCGGAGGAATCAGAAAGTGGAAAAATTAGTATTGAAGCGTCGTCCACCTGCCGGCCGTGGCTCTGTGGTGAGAATCGACGCAGCGCTCTTGGCAGAGGTTGAGACTCTGTCCTGTAAGACGGGCTACTCTCTTAAAAAGCTCATGGACATCCTAGTGCGGTATGCGTTGGATAACACTGTAGTAGAGGGCGGAGAGCCCGAGGAGGAGAACAAATCATGAATGCTGAAAGACGTAAGCGTAGAGACGCTATAGGAGAAATACTCTCAGCTATTATTAGCGATATTGAGGAGCTGAAAGACGATGAGGAGGGTGCTTTGGAAAACATGCCTGAGAGCCTACAGGAATCAGAGCGAGGCGAGAAGATGCGTGAAAACGTTGATAGCCTCGAAGAAATCATATCAGAATTGGAGAGCCAAAGAGACTACCTCTCGGAAGTGGATTAGGGGGAGAAAAATGCCAAAGATTGCGTATAAAGACATCACCTTTCGAGGCACTAGTCTGGATACGATTCAGTTAGTAAATAGAGTGATTGAGGAATACGAGGGTATGGGCTACGACCTGACTCTCAGACAGCTGTACTATCAGTTAGTTGCACGAGGTTACATCGAAAATAGCGATAGGAGCTATAAGCGGGTGGGAGAACTTATCAATAACGCGCGTCTTGCGGGTCTTGTGGATTGGTACTCAATCACAGACAGGACAAGGAACATGAAAAGTCGCTCACACTGGAATAGCCCGGGGCAGATAATAGAATCAGCGATAAATCAGTATTTTATAGACCTGCGGAAAGACCAGCCTCATTACATCGAGGTGTGGGTGGAAAAAGAGGCCTTGGTCGAGGTAGTAGGTAAAGCCTGTCATGTCCTAGACGTTCCTTATTTTGCCTGTCGAGGTTATGTGAGCCAAAGTGAAATGTGGGCGGCTGCTCAAAGATTATCGCAAGAAGAACGCAATAGAGGAGATATGAGGTCTGTGATATTGCATCTGGGTGACCATGATCCGAGTGGTGTTGACATGACCAGAGACATACAGGAGCGACTAGCAATGTTTGGGGCTGCTACGGTGGTAAGACGTATCGCTTTGACTTATGATCAAGTGCAAGCGTATAACCCACCACCTAACCCAGCTAAACTTACAGACAGCGGATGCAAGGCTTATATCGAGCGATACGGTGATGAGAGCTGGGAGCTTGATGCGTTAAACCCGACAGTCATACATGACCTTATCACTGAGCATGTAGACAAACTGACGGACTTTGAGCTACTACGCAGCCGCAAAGAACGCTTACGAGAAGAAAAAGACAGTATGCAAAAATATCTTGAGATGATGGAATAGGAGGAGAAAAATGCGAAGTAAAGAAAAATCGGTTACAGCTGTAATCATGAAAAACGGCGATGCACAAACCACCATACGAAATTGTGAGGGAAAGGATGTCGGCTTTATGGTCACTGCAATCTCGAAAGCTGCGGGGGAATTCATGGGGGGAATCGTTCCTAGAAAAGCAGCAAAGATATATCTCCTTGCCCGTGTGATAGAAGGACTTAAGCAGGCAGATATGCCAGTCTCACCTGAGGATTTGCAAGAGCTTGCAGATGCATTAGAGACAAATGCTGAGGGTACAGCATGAAATTTTGGAGAGCCCCTTTAGCTTTCGCCGCATTACTCGTAATGTACTTCTGCAGCTTGGCTGCAAGCGCATTATGGGAGCAAAGAGTCGAGGAGCTGCGCGTGTTAAATCAGTTAAACAAGCAGGAGATCACGAAGCTGCAGCACACAGTCAATCAGTTGGATAAGGAGCTCAAAGTCACTGATAAAAGGATAGTAGACCTCGAAGCGCGACCAAAATGAAGAGCTCTCGGGTGGTTTAGGATAACGTACTACTGGATAGGCGAGGACCAATGGGGCGATACGATCGCAAGGCCGTGCAAAGACAAGCACAAGGCCATAGAGGGTCATACGATTGCAGTAGATCCAGACGTTATACCTTTAGGCAGTAAGGTGCTCATTGATGGGCATGTGTATGTTGCAGAGGATGTCGGTGGAGCTGTAAAGGGCAATGTCATTGATATCTATAGCAGCAGCCCGAGATTAATAGCATACGAGACAAAAATTTATATAAAGGAGAAAGAATAAAAATGGAAATGTACAAGCGCCCCCGTTCTGAAAGTAATATTGTCCACAGACTTCAGAAACTTGGCTTCCGAGAAACGATGGGATACACTGATGGATCGTTCCAACTAATGAAACAGGACAGGAGTGCAACGATACTCGTCAGTGATGATGGTGAGCAGTTTCACTACTATGGACCAGAAGGTACCGCAACGCATAAGGATGCAGAACTTGATGGAGAAGAATGGTATAAGCAGCTTCTGCAGGCAATCTATCTGCCAGTGATTGAACCAGGAATGCTGGTCGCATATGATCCAGGCTACAAAGTAGAGTTTGGCAAGGTCAAACGCCTCAGCAAAGATGGTACAAAGGCCTTTGTCTGGTATCACGGTGGTGATACTGCAGCATGCACACAAATCGAGGATCTGTATCCGATTGAAAAGGATTTTGTCCTGCAGCATAGAGATATGTTTGAAAATGCGTATGCCATTGACGATATCCTTGCAAAGAAGGTACCAGATGATGACTAAAGCGGAGATCAAACTCATCGCAGACGAGCGGAAAGCAACTAAAGAACACTACGAGGCAAGGCTAAGAGGCAGCCAAGATATCATAAATCTACAGGCTGCTCAAATGCATGAAATGTCACAACAAATCAACAAGCTCAATCGAATCATAAAAGAAAAGGACGACCAGATTGTGCATTTACAGACCGGAATGACCGGAGAGGAAAAGGAATACTACGGAGGTATATAGAATGGAAATGAATATTTTGATTAAAGCAGAGGAGCGTCTGCTCAACGTGCTGGAAAGACTTGCAAAGGCGTGGGAGACCTCTTTGCACACACAGGAGCCAACAACAACGACAGCTAACGCAGGAAACATCACAGCGGCTACTATTACCACAGAAATGCCTAAAATGCCTAAAATGCCTAAAATGCCAGAGACGCCAGAGACACCGAAGACGACAAAGCATCTGCACTATGGGCTGCAGGCAGACGGTGTAAGCACCTATACCAAGTGGGATGATATGTGCAAAGCGCTTGATTATGCAAGAGAGGCACACGGGCCCGCTAAAGTCAAGGAGCTGTTAACGGCTTACAGTGATAACGGTGAGTATGGAGGTGTCCAACCTGCAAAGTGGGATAAAGTCATTAAAGAATGTTACGCTGCCAAGGCAAAGACTGAGCAAGCACCAGAGCCAAAAGTTGAGGCAGAGCCGGAACAGGTGGCGGATATCTCGGAGGAGGAGCTGCGCACAGCCTGTACGATGGCAAAAAATGCGGGCGTCAATGTGCCGCACTATCTTGAGAGTATCGCAGGAGTCAAACGAGTTACTAAGGTACCCGAGGGATTGAGAATCAAGGTAAAAGAGGCACTAGAGGCAGAAATGGGAGGAATGGCATAGATGGACCAGATAAATCATAAGGAGCGTGAGCATGCTCTGCTGAGTGCCTCTGGGGCTACTCGCTGGATGGCATGCGCGCCAAGTGCCCTGCTGGAGGATAACTTCCCGGAACTGAGCAGCCGCTGGGCCGATGAGGGTACAGCACGACATGAGATCGCTGAGCAGATCCTGCGCAACAAACTTGACGGTAAGCGCATGCCTGCTTTCCGAGATCCTGACAAAAAGCAGATGGCAGAGGATGTCATGCCTTATGTGCAGTACGTCCTCCAGACATATGACAAAATCAAAAAGGAGCACAGCGATGCCGTTATCATGCTTGAGCAACATGTTAGGTTTGATGATTGGGTGCCCGGTGGCTTTGGTTCCGCAGACGCTATCATCATCGCCGGAGGCACTTTAACACTGATAGACCTTAAAAATGGCCATATGAAAGTGCAGGCCGTGGGGAATCCTCAGCTGCGTCTATACGCTTTGGGAGCCCTACAGGAGTATGATTTTATCTATGACATTGAGCAGGTTGAGTATGTCATCGTACAGCCGCCGCTCGATCATGTGGACAGTGAGCTCGTAGTGGTCGATGAGCTTTATAGTTGGGCTGATTATAAGGTAAAGCCGGCAGCAGAGCTCGCTTTGTCTGGTAAGGGCTTGTTCGTAGAGGGAGAGCACTGTAAATATTGTAAGGCAGTGCATTGCTGCCGACACCGTCTCAACACCTATCAGGCCATTGCTGACCTGATGGATAAAAAGCCTGCAGAGCTTGCGTCTACTGGAGATATAGCGACGGTGCTACGCAACGCTGATAGCGTTACTAAGTTTATCAAGGCGTGCACGGACTTTGCTGTCGATGCGATGCAGCATGGAGTCAAGTATCCGGGATGCAAGCTGATTGAGGGACGTGGTAGCAGTGCTCTTATTGATGGCGCTGAGGCTACCCTTGTGCAGCGTCTTGTCAATGCGGGAGCCGATAAGGATCTGATCTATAAGCCTGCAGAGCTTGCAACAAAAACAGAGCTGCAGAAGCTCGTCGGCAAAAAGGTCTTCGAGGGGCTGACAGCAGACTTGTATAAAAAGATTCCGGGCAAGCTCAAAGTCGATAAGGCAGAAAGTAGCAAGCCGGAATGGACACCACCAAACTCTGCGGTAAGTGATTTTGATGGAGAGGAGCTGAGCGAGTATGTCAAGGTCGTATCTTAAAGACTACGAGGTCGCATATATAGAGGCGCTTATCAATAATAGACTCCATGTGTGCGACATCCGCTGTGACAACGTAATATTTCCGGCGCAAGGCTCGCAGCAATCAAGTTTTGTATCAGTAACCTTTATGCCCGACGCGGCATGCGCAGGAGAGGCGTCTGCCAGATTCAACGTGCCTATAAATTTAACAGCTAGGCCTCTTGTTGACCACATAGCCGAGAGGTGCATCATGGATATTGCAAATTACTTAAAAAATGAATATGTATATAGAAATAAGGAGGATATTTAACATGGCATCAGTATCAACGGAAAAAATGAGAACAAAAAAGGTCAAGGTGTGGTATGAGCACCTGCTCGAACCTAAACAGGACGATAGCGGAAAAAATTATTATGATTGTATGCTGCTGATTCCAAAGACGGACACGGATGTGGTAGCAAAGGCCAGAAAGCTTATTGACGGCCTAGCAAAACAAGTTTTCGGTACCGCAGCTGGTAAGGTCAGAAAACCTTTAAAGGATGGGTGTGACTTTACAAACGGAAAGGGAGAGCATCCAGAAGAAATGGACGATTACTGGTACATGAACGCAAAGAGCCAGTACAAGCCGGACGTTATCGACGTATACAAGCAAAAGCTTGAGACTGCAGAGGATGTCTATTCAGGCATGATCTGCCTTGCATGTATCAACTTTTACAGCTACAACGAAAAAACTAACAAAGGCGTGTCGTGTGGTCTGAGCTCTCTTGTCAAGGTAGGGGCCGGAGAACGTATCGTTGGACAGGGAAGCGCTGAGAGTGATTTCGAGGGCGAAGATCTGTCATCTTATGCAGAGGAGCCGGAAGATGGCGAAGAGGACTACTAATCGTCACCTCTCTATCGACATTGAGACATATAGCTCTATACCTATTAAGTTAGGTGTCTATAAATATGCGGAGAGTCCTGATTTTAGGATCTTGATATTTGGCTATGCTTGGGACGACGAGCCCAGAGAGGTTATAAGCCTAGAGGAGGGTGAGGAGATACCGGACGACGTACTCCTTGCCCTTACCTCGTTCCGCGTCACAAAACATGCATATAACGCTCAATTTGAGCGAGTCTGCCTGATGAGGCACACAGGACTATCGCTTGCACCAGAGCAGTGGTGCTGCACGCAAGCTCAGGCCTGTATCGTAGGTCTGCCTGCGGGTCTTGCAAACGTCGGTAAGGCACTAGGACTTGAGCAAGACAAGCAAAAAGACACGACAGGAAAAGCGCTTATAAGGTATTTTAGCGTACCGAGTAAGACCAAAGGGCGAGAGCGCAATATGCCATACCATGATTGGGTGCGCTGGGACAAATACCTCGATTATAACGGGCAGGATGTCACGGCGGAGCATGCGATTGCTATAAGACCGGACGTCTACGATATCGATAAGAGAGAGCGGGAGATATATGCAGTTGATCAACGGATCAATGACAGAGGCGTGTTGATAGATATGCAGATGGTCAATAACATAAATGAGTATACAACACGATATAAGGCCTCTTTGATTGATGAGGCAAAAAAGCTTACAGGACTTGATAACCCCAATTCAAACGCTCAGTTTCTGGAGTGGCTCAAGCAACAATTTACACATGTGACCTCAGGGGATAAGGAGACTGTTGCAGGTCTGCTTGCTCTCGGTGATGAGCTCACAGACACCCAGCGCAAAGTTTTGGAGCTGCGTCAAGCGCTGGGAAAAACGAGCCTTGCTAAGTACGACATGCTAACTAAGGCTACCTGTGATGACGGCCGCATGCATGGAGTGCTGCAGTATTATGGCGCGGGACGTACTGGGCGATGGGCAGGCAGGCTCGTGCAGGTGCAAAACCTCCCACGTAACAATATCAAGGAGCTGGACGAGGTTCGTCGTTGGGTCAAGGCCGGGGATTTTGATACCCTGGAAATGTTATACGATAATGTACCGGATACCCTCAGTCAGCTCATACGTACAGCCTTCATCCCTCCAGAGGGATGCAAGTTTGTCATATGCGACTATTCTGCTATCGAGGCTCGTGTTATCGCATGGCTGGCTCGCGAGGAGTGGCGGCAAGAGGTGTTCCGCACGACCGGCAAGATCTATGAGGCTTCTGCAGCGCAAATGTTCCATGTGCCGATCGAGGATGTCACTAAGGGGTCTGACTACCGTAAAAAGGGTAAGGTCGCGGAGCTGGCTCTCGGTTATCAAGGTGCCGTTGGTGCTCTTATCAACATGGGCGGCGAAAAGATGGGGCTGTCTGAGCCCGAGATGCTGGACATCGTAAAACGTTGGCGTAAAGCATCCCCTAACATCGTTAAGCTTTGGTATGACGTTGAGGCATACGCAAAGGCAGCAATCCGCGAAAAATGCGCACAGAAATTAAAGCAGCGTGACGTAATCTTTGACTATGACCAAGGTATGCTCAAGATAACACTTCCGAGCGGTCGTAGCCTCTACTATCGTGATGCATGCTTAAAGGGTGGTGACTTATATCATATGGGAGTAGGGCAAAATTCCGGTAAGTGGTGCGAGCTATCGACTTACGGCGGCAAGCTCGTCGAAAACATCGTACAGGCTATTGCGAGGGACGTCCTTGCTGATGCAATAGTTCGGCTCAATAAACTAGGTTATCATATCGTCATGCACATACACGACGAAGTCGTTATCGAAGTGCCGGCAGCCAATGCTCAGGCCGAATACGAGATAGTCAAAGAGGTAATGTGTATGCAGATACCGTGGGCAAAGGATCTCATACTCAATGCTGACGGCTTCGTGGCCGATTACTACCAAAAGGACTAATGCATATGCGTGTGCAGACTCAAAATAATTATGTCGTATATGACCTCTTGGATAATGAGGTCTGCCTTGGTGTCTTTACTACAAACGAGCTATGCGTTTTTCTGGGTAAGAACAAAACCTGTATCATGTCGAGTATGAGACACTACCAGGAAAAGTACGGGACACCAAAAGGCACTGTAATATTTGCACGTAGATACCTTGTCGAGAAATGGAGTGGTGACGACGATGGATCTTAAGATCTCTGTGGGTTTGACTCGCAAGGATACTCACTGGAAAAATAAAACGATAAGCTGGGACGCCCTCATCATTCAGTTAAGGGATACTGTAAAAACAAAAGAGACGATGGCCGAATACATGGCCATGAAAAAAGACCAACAGGCTGAGATAAAGGATGTCGGCGGCTTTGTTGGTGGTCACCTCAAAACAGGAAGACGGCTAAAAGGTAACGTTACCTGCCGCAGCATGCTCACCTTGGATATAGATTTTCTCGATATTAGCGCTGAGGACTTTTGTGACAGGCGTCTGGAGCTGTTGGGAGATAGCCTATGGTGTGTCTACTCAACGCATAAACATACGCCTGAGAGCCCAAGGCTCCGGCTGCTGATACCACTCAGTAGGGATGTGTCACCAGAGGAGTATGAGGCGATCGCTCGACTTGTTGCTGAGGATATCGGCATTGAGCTATTTGACGATACGACCTATCAGCCAAGCAGACTCATGTATTGGCCAAGCACACCGAGGGACGGCGATTACTTTTGCGACCATGACGGTTTTGAGCCGATGGATGCAGACCTCGTGCTTGCCAGATATACAGATTGGCAGGACATGAGCTTGTGGCCGGTAAGCAGTCGGGTCAACAAAGAGCTCAAGCAATCTCTGACTAAGCAAGAGGACCCAACAAAAAAACCGGGTATCGTTGGGGCGTTCTGTCGTGCTTATGACATTCCAGCGGCAATCGAAAAGTTTTTACCTGAAAGGTATGATGATTGCGGAAATGGGCGTTATACTTATGTAGATGGCAGCACCAGCGCTGGTCTCGTACTTTATGAGGATGGGCTCTTTGCATATAGCAATCATGGCACCGACCCAGCCTCCGGGCAGCTCTGTAATGCGTTTGACCTTGTCCGGCTGCATCTATATAGTGCAAAAGATAAGGGCAAACGCAAGGATACGCCCGCTAACCGGCTGCCAAGCTATATGGCCATGTGCGACCTTGCAACAAGCGACGATAAGGTCAAAGGACTATTGGCAAAGGAGAGAGCCTCGGCCGCGCAGGACTTCGCAGGCGAGGACTTGCTGGCATATGATGTAGATACTACTTGGCAGGAGGCTTTAGATATCAATTCAAAGGGCAAGGTACTGCCTACGAGAGACAACGTAATCATTATCATGGAGCACGATCCTCTCCTACAGGGAGCGATTGCCTACAACGAGATCGAGCGCCTCGAGTATCTATGCCGTAGCTTGCCATGGCATAAGCTAAAAAATAAAAAGATTCCTGAGCCGTTACGTGAGGTCGATTGGGCGGGATTAAGACATTACCTCGAAAAGACCTATGAGATCATTGCAGTCAAGACCATAGAGGATGCTGTGCACATCGTGGCAGACAGGCAGTCTTATCATCCTGTAAGAGATTATCTTGACGGACTTATATGGGACGGTACTCCTCGTGTTGACACATTGCTTATCGACTATCTGGGTGCTGAGGACTCTGCATACGTTAGAGCAGTCACTCGTAAGACGCTAGCAGCAGCTGTGCGACGCATCTTTACACCGGGCTGTAAGTTTGACTATATGCTGACGCTCAGGGGCCCTCAGGGATGCCGCAAGAGCAGCCTTGCCCGTAAGCTGGGCATGCACTGGTACAGCGACAGTATCTCAAGCACGCAGCCGGGGAAAGACGCCTACGAGCAGCTCAACGGTGTCTGGATCGCAGAGATGGGCGAGCTCACCGCGATGAAAAAAGCGGAGTCGGAAGCTGTCAAGCTCTTTATATCTAAACAGACAGACCGATACAGAGCTGCATACGCACGTACTGTGGAGGATCATCCACGGCAGAATATCTTTATTGGTACGACCAATGACCGAGAATTTATCAGAGACCAGACAGGCGGGCGCCGGTTCTGGGTCGTGGAGGTACAAGGCTCAAAGGACATCGAGGAGTCTCTGACTCAGGATATCGTCGACCAGGTGTGGGCTGAGGCTGTAGAGTTATCAGAGAGCGGCGAGAAGTTGTACCTGCCGGATGATCTGGAATTGATAGCTGCACAGATACAGGAGGACTATCAGGCTCAGGACCAGCGCCTAGGGCTGATTCAGGAGTACCTAGAGATATTACTGCCAGAAGATTGGGGCGAGCGTAGCATCGAAGCCCGTAAGGACTATATACAGAATTGCCTTAATGATGGGGACGGAACGATTACGGCTCTTGGAGTCACCAAGCGTCAGCAGGTATGCGCCCTAGAGATATGGTGTGAGCTTTTTGCTAAGGATAAAGGCGCTTACACAGCGTTTAATTCTAAGGAGATAAACAGCATGCTTGACCACATAAAGGGCTGGAAGCGGCTTGCAAAGCTTAAAAAATTCCCTAAACCGTATGGCCCCCAAAGAGGATTTATCAGGGAGTGATATTAACCACGTATAGGGTAACAAGGCGGGTAACAAGAGGTAACAAAGGTAACAAGCTAACTATGTGTAGGGTAACAAGGTAACAAAAGTAACACGATTTTACAAACTTATTTTTGATTAGAGGGTTTTAGAGGGTAACAAAGGTAACAAGAGGTAACAAGGCTTGTTACCTCAAAAAAGCCTTTATTTATGGGCTGAAACGCCCAAAGGTAACAAGGTAACAAGATTTTCCTTATAACTTATAAATTAGGGGATATATGAGGGACAATACACACGTATCACATCCCTAAACGCGTAAAGTTATACGCGCGCGTAGAGTGTTACCTTGTTACCTTTACAGATTTGGAGGTATAGATATGCAGGAATTTAAGAATCCAGAATTTATCGTCTTTTTAAAAACTGGTGCGAACACGGTAGCTCAGGTCGTAATGACACAAAATCAAAAACGCACACTCAGTATCACGCTCAGTGCGATACTCGATCAGCCTATAAAGCTGGCGCCGGAAAAAATCGCACGCTATGATGGAGGTATCGACTATGGGCTGGCAGAGCACGACAAAGACTGACCCAGAGAGACAGGTCGAAAAATATCTTGTAGACAAGGTCCACAATCTTGGTGGTATTGCGTGGAAATTCACGTCACCCGGTACCGCAGGTGTACCAGATCGGATCGTAGCCCTGAACGGCATGATATGCTTCGTTGAGCTCAAGCGCCCTGTAGGCGGCAGGACTTCCGACATGCAAAAATGGAGGATCAAGCAGTTGCACGATCAGGGGCAGCACGCCTATGTGCTAAAAAACAAAGACCAGATCAATTACCTCATAGAGCATCTTATGCGAGGGGAATATCCATCGTGAAGTATCATCCGCATGAGTATCAGCTAAAGGCAGAGCAGTGGATATTAGAGCACGATAAGTGCGGTCTCTTTCTCCCTATGGGGATGGGCAAGACGAGCATTACGCTTACAGCCATAAGCGACCTCATGTATGACTACTTTCGTGTCCGTAAGGTGCTCATCATCGCCCCGATCAGAGTAGCAGATGCCACATGGCCTGCGGAGATAAACAAATGGGATCACACAAAGGGTTTGACGTATGCGAAGATACTAGGAGACCGTAAGCAGAGACTTGCGGGCTTAGCTCAGGATGCGGACGTATATCTTATCAATCGCGAGAATGTGCAATGGTTAGTTGAGCAATGCGGTAGGCGGTGGCCGTACGACATGGTGGTGATCGACGAGCTGTCCAGCTTTAAAAATCCAAAGGCGAAAAGGTTTAAAGCGATAAAGCGGGTACTCCCAAAAGTAAAATATTTTGTTGGCCTTACGGGGACACCGGCCCCAAAGGGACTTCCAGACCTGTGGCCTCAGGTCTATTTGATGGACCAGGGGACAAGGCTTGGTAAGACACTATCAGCTTTCCGTGATAGATATCTCAGACCTGGCAGATCAAACGGCCATGTGATATATGAGTGGCTCGTGCAAGCTGGAGCTGAGGAGCTGATTTATAAAGCGATAGGGGATCTATGCATGAGCTTAAAGGCAGAGGATTGGCTAAAAATGCCGGAGTGCCAATATATAACACATGAGATAACATTGCCAGAGAAAACTATGCGACAATACCATCGCTTCAAACACGAGAAGATTATAGAGCTCTGCCCAGATGGTATCATAACCGCAGCCAACGCAGGAGTAGTGACCAATAAGCTGCTACAGTTTACAGCGGGCGCTGTGTACGATGAGGAGCGTCAGGTCCAGCAGCTGCACGATGCAAAGCTGGATGCCTTAGAGGATCTAGTAGAGGCCGCTAATGGCAATCCAGTTATGGTCTTTTATTACTTCAAGTTTGATTTTGAGCGAATCCGCAACAGATTTTCAGACCTAAAGATACGGACGATCGAAAGCGAGCAGGATGTCGCAGATTGGAATGACGGTAAGATCGACATGCTGCTTGTGCATCCTGCATCTGTCGGACATGGGCTAAACTTACAGCATGGAGGCTCTACGATCATTTGGTATACGCTGCCTAATTGGGACCTAGAGCTCTATCAGCAGGCAAACGCTCGGTTATACAGGCAGGGTCAGAGCAAAACGGTCATGATATATCACATCATTGCAAAGGGCACGGTGGATGAGGCAATGATGCAGGCCCTTAATGATAAAGACGTTTCACAAAGAGCGCTCATCGAGGCGCTGAAAGGAGATTGACATGGAGGACATTATCAAAAATATTTTCTTGGCATGCACAGGCCTTGCGCTAGCGACATTGACAACAGGCGGGTGTCTTGTAATCGCAGCTAGCACGATAAGTGCTGCACAACGAATATGCAGAGAGGGAAGAAAAAATGAAAAACGCTGAAAAGTATGCTAAACAGATTGCAGAGGTGATCTCGGAGGACACAGGATGCTGTACCTGTACAAAGTTTGGAGCTAGTCTTAGTCATTATGACGGAAGCATAGTTTGTGATGCTTGTGCTATCAGTGGGATTTGCAATAGTGTTGATAAACTGGAAAAATGGCTATTAGAGGAAGACACCAGAGGACATGGAAACGCGCAGGCACCAAGGAGCAACAGCCTATGAGTATTTATTTGACACTAGACCCGGAGCGAGAGGTAATCAAACGGCTGCGTAGGATAGATGGGCTTCGCGAGCTGCTGCGTGACGCCAAGGCGGAGCTAGAAATCGTTGAGCAGCGCAATCCTCTCGTATCCTCAAAAGGCTCAGGGGATCGTGCAGGAGGCCACAACAGCGGAGGGGGTAGGAGTAACCCGGCAATGGTCCTTAACGCTCAGGAAGTGGCCTTACGGGCACGGATAGCGGAGTATGAGGCCATCTTAAGCGACCATAATCGCGGCTGGGCAAAGCTCTCACCGGAGCAAAAAAATTATCTTAGAATCCGCTTTATGACAGCAGGTGGAAGCAAGCAGGACCATGCAGCGAGATCAATCGGATGCAGCGATCGACAGGCACGACGCTTAGAAACTGCAGCGATTAGGATAATGGCCTCCGAAGTGACGAGAGTGTGAACCTTGTCCGGTTCGTGTCCGGTTCGTGGCCGCTAAAGTACGGAAAACCGTGTTATAATAATATCGTGGAATTGTGCAAAGAGGCACAAGGCTACGGCAAGTTCTGTGTCAAAGCCTCATAAGAGGCTGGCGCATCTTAAATCCCTTTCTGAGTTTTTGTCCAACTTACAGGAGACCCTTAGTCTAAAAGCTGAGGGTCTTTTAAATTAAAAAGGAGGTGGAGCATATGGGAATAAAAATGTTCAAGACTCCCGAGGAGCTGCAGAGCGCCTGGGAGGATTATAAACATAGCTGTGACTGCAGACGTGTAGTACGTACAGAGTTTTCGCCCAAGCTTGGGCAGTTCTGTACGCAGGACGTACCCTCAAGTGTCACCTATACGATAGAGGGCTTCTGTGTGCATGTGCACTTAGCACGCTCAGCGTTTTACAAGCACTATGATGGCACTAAGCGATATCAGTCCGTCGTGGATCTGATGCGCGAAGAATGTGAAGTAGATGCGCGAGAAAAATTTGAGACGGGTGTGCTGCCTGCTCAGCTTGCAGGCCTGTGGATGAGTCGTCATGGATATACGACCAAGACTGAGGTGCACGATGAGTCAGCTCAGAAAAAGTCTATGGACAATATTGAGAGCATGGTTAAGCAGCTGAGTGAGGTCGAGGATGACGACGTCGCAGAATGATGATAAGCCTCTAGTCATACTATCACCTAAGTTCAAGACATTCCTGAGGACGCGGGCAAGCGTTGAGTTTCTGGAGGGTACAACGGCGGCAGGTAAGACTACTGTCGGTATCCCTAAGTTTATGACACGGGTTGCTGAGAGCAGCAAGAGGATACACCTACTCTGTGCCAAGACCATAGGGATCCTAGAGAAGAATATCCTGAATGGGGATGTAGGTCTTCTGGCGCAGTATCGAGGAGTTGCGGAGTACAACTCTAACGGCGGCGGTGATGTTCGGCTGCCTCACATCGCTTATCAGACGCCAAATGGCGAAAAGATCATATACTTGGCTGGATATGGTGATAGGACGAAGTGGCAGGATGTACTAGGTGGCCAATATGGCTGTGTGATGATTGACGAGATCAATATCGCAGACATAGAGTTTGTGCGTGAGATATTCCACCGTCGTGAATACCTGATCGCCACACTCAATCCTGATGATCCAGGACTGCCAGTATATGAGGAGTTTATCAACCGTAGTCGGCCCCTCAAGCGTTACGTAGGGGACTATCCTGCAGAGCTGCTACATCAGATATGCGCGGAAAAGGTAAAAGGCTGGATACACTGGTATTTCACTTTTTATGATAACGCAGCACTTACGCTTCAACAGATCCAGGACAAGATCGACTCTGTGCCTAAGGGTACTAAAATGTTTAAAAACAAGATACAAGGACTCAGAGGACGTGCGACCGGTCTCGTGTTTGACTTGCTCGATAAGCACATTATCACAGCTGAGCAGGCAAAAAGATTTTCGTATGTGCAGTTTTCCTGTGGCGTGGACACATCATATTCAAGGCGTAGCGATGACACCATCGCTTTTATTTTTACCGGAATTACACAGGAGCGTATCAAGGTGACACTGGCTGAGGAGGTCTACAATAACAGAGACATCGTGCGCCGAGGTGGCAGAGCATTAGCCCCATCTGACATACCTCCTTTACTCGTGGCATTTCTGGAGCGCAATCGTAAGCGCTGGGTGCCTGGAGGCGATGCGTATGCAAGAGACGTCTATATTGACAGCGCAGATCAGGCCACTCTTAACGAGTGTCTCAAGTACAATGACGAGGTCGGAAGCCTATACGACTTTTACAATAGCTGGAAAAAGCTCACTATAATTGACAGGATCCAGCTGCAACAAGGCTGGATGAAGCCAACTACGGAGCCTGAGATCATAGAGGGCGTACCGGTATATGCAGATTATCTCATCGTCGATGAGTGCACTACGAATATACATGAGCTTAATCTGTATAGCTGGAAAGAGGATAAGAATGGGACTAAACCTAAGAGCGAGCCGGAAGATGCAAACGATCATACGATCAATGCGGACCAGTACAGCTGGATCCCGAATAAACAAATGATAGGCCGGATGGAGGTGAAACGGTGAAGATAAATGAAACAGTGAAGCATAAGCTGCGTAATTGGCTAGAGATTGACAAGGGAATGAACCCACTCACGATCACTGTGCTGGAAACGATGGATTTTGAGGCAAACGCATTTAAAAACGCAATGTGGTATCGAGGAGATCCCACGGAGTTGCACCAATTTTACACGCAGTACGACGATATGATGGGGAATACGAGATTCTGGCAGGCAGTAGCAACAAATGGGGTGGATTTTCGTAAGATCCATACCGGACTCCCAGCCTTGATGGTCGATACTTTAGCTGATATCGTTTTCGACGACATGAACGCTAATAAGTTTGATAACTTAGAGGCGCAAGAGCGCTGGGAAGACATGGAGAAGCACTTCCCGGATGATTTCTTCAAGGACTCCTTCCGTCAGGCTATGTATCTAGGCGATGGAGCTGTAAGGTTTGTGTACGATCCTAAGGTTTGCCGGTACCCCATTCCTGAGTTTTTTCCGGCCTCTGAGGTGGAATATATCCGGCGCCGCGGCTATATCAAAGGTGTAGTGTTTAGGCTTAAGCGCACTTATAAGGACCGAGAGTATGAGCTGCGTGAGATACACACAGACAGGGGAATCGACTATGAGCTAATCAACCCTGAGGGCGAAAAGGAGAATCTGTTAGACTTTCCGGATTTGCAAGGGATAAAGCCTTTACAGCATAGCGCAAGATTCATGACAGCCATCCCTATTATTTTTGGTAAATCTCCGAAATATAGAGGGCGCGGAAGGTCATTGTTTGATGGTAAAGAGGATGCTTTCGACAGTTTTGATGAGGTTTATTCGCAGTGGATAGAGGCCTTGAGAGATAACCGTACTAAGACATATATTCCTGAGCAAATGATCCCTAAGGACCCTAAGACCGGCATGCTGCTTAAGCATAGCCCGTTTGACGGTCGCCACGTTGTGGTAAGAGGACAATCTGGTGCCGAGGCAAAGGCGCCAGCTATTGTTGTGGCACAAGGAGAGCTTGACGCAGAGGGTCTCCAAGCATCGTTCTCGGCAGCGCTCGATCAATGTCTGCAGGGTATCATTAGTCCCTCTACGTTGGGTATCGATGTCAAAAAACTTGATAACGCAGATGCCCAACGCGAAAAGGAGAAAGCAACGCTGCACACACGAAACAAGATTATCAAGATTGCTGAGAAGATCGTCCCACAGATTATTGCCTCGGCGTTGCATATCATGGACATGGCAGAGCATAGACCGTACAAGGATTATGACATAGGCTGCTCTTTTGGGGAGTACGCCAACCCCTCGATGGAGTCCGTTGTTGAGACTGTGGGCAAGGCTAAGCAATATGGCGTTATGTCAAACGAGACAGTAGTCGAGGAGCTCTATGGTGACAGTAAAAAGGATGACTGGAAGGAAGCGGAGGTCAAGCGCCTCAATGAAAAAGACGGGCTGCTAAAAGAGCCACCAGGCATAAATGAGTTTGACGAGCTGGGTGGTCAAGAACCCATTGAGGATGATTACACTTGAAAAAGGAAAAAGATCCATATGCTTTGAGGGACTTATTCGCGGAAATGGAGCTAGAGCTAATGGCCTCTTTAAGACGCAATTTTATCAACCATAAAATGGAAGAGCAGGCACGAGGCTTTAGCTGGGAAATGTGGCAAAAAGCCAAGCTTAGAAATCTGCAAGAGTACCACAAGGAGACAACCAGCGTCATATACCGATTCCGTAAGCGTATAAGCACAGCAATCGAGCAAGTACTGCGCAATCACTTTAGTGTCGGTGTGCGAAAAGCTGATATCAAGCTGCCACAGGATAGAGCTAACACAGGGCTTCCCGGTGAAGCACCGCCACAAGAAACGCAGTTTTTCGGCATGAATAAGAAAAAGCTCGACGCACTTATCAAGTCAACAAAAAATGACTTTGAGGATGCGCAACAAGCCGTATACCGCAGGATGGATGATGTGTACCGCCAAACAATCTTTAAGACTGAGTTTCAGCTGTCCAGCGGGGCTATATCACTTGGTAAGGCAATCGACAAGGCTACGGAGGATTTCCTGGCAAAAGGTATTGACTGCATAGTCTACAGTAACGGTCGTCATGTCAATATTGCAGACTATGCGGAAATGGCTTTGCGCACAGCAAGTCACAGAGCAACATTACTCGGTGAGGGCAGCAAACGCGATGAATTAGGTGTGCACATGGTCTTTGTATCAGCTCATGCAAACGCCTGTAAGCTTTGTTTACCTTGGCAGGGACAAATACTTATTGATGATGTTTTTAGCCATCCTAGCAAGGAGTATATAGCGAGATACAAGGATAAGTATAAGCTACTGTCCGATGCTATTAAGGCGGGGCTTTTGCATCCTAATTGCCGACACACGCTTGCGACTTACTTTGAGGGCGTGACAAGGTTGCCAAAACCACAAGATCCGGAAAAGGCTCTGGAGAATTACAACAATGAACAAAAACAGCGGCAACTAGAACGCGAGATCAGAAAGCGTAAAAGGATACTTGCTGGAACTGTGGAGGATGGAGACCGAAAAGAGGCAAGAGCTAATCTGAGACAGGCTCAGAAGAACCTTAGAGACTTTTTGGAGGAGCATCCTGAATTTAAGCGCAACCAACGCAAGGAGAAAGTGCATAGGATTGATACGAAATTATCGTCTGCATTGAATAATTTTGATGAGAAGGCATTGCATGGATTGGACGAACGTACTATACTGGAGGTGGATAAAGCACTTACAAAAATTTATAAAGAATACCCGCATTTAAAAGGGATTGTTAGCGAAGTCAGGCTAATTGATAAAGGCACTGCAGAAGCTGAGCTTGATATACAAAATAAAGGTCTTAAAGTGTCATTGGGCATAAATAAAAATCTTACGCTAGAAAATGCGTCCAGTTTAACAAAAAGGCTGTATGAGCAGCATAAATGGACAAAAAAACCAGGTATTGAAGGAATCATACGACATGAGATGGGACATATATTAAATTATGACTACTATGTACGTAAAAATGAGCTCGAGTATGGTAAACCGTACGGGGATGTATCTTTGCAGAAACTTATAAATGATCTTGAGGAAAATCAGTTAGCAACAGAATTAAGAAGCGAAACATTGAAAAGGCTTGGTGTAGAAGATTCAAATGATAATGTGTCTGGGTATTTTAGTGAATATGCGGTACAAAAATCAATGACGAGGGACGGTGAATTTTTCGCAGAAGCATTTTCCGATTATTCCGATACCAATGCAAAATATATTTTTATGGAATTGTTGAAAGAGAGGATGAAGTGACATGTTATTTGCGCCACCTTTAGAAATTCTTGATCTTATCGAAGATGTTTATGATGAAGAAGGATATATTCTTGGAGAAAGGATTTCTGAATTAGCTACACCAGAGCAGCAAAAACTGTTTGAGCAATATCAAAAAGACTGTGAAGATATAAAAAGACGCTCCTTTAGAGTGGATTTAAGTGACAGAACTTACAATCCAGTTGACGGATGGAAAATAAAGTAGTTGTTAAGCACTCATAAATTGGGTGCTTTTTTAGTGGCGAACCCACAAAGGAGATTGTAATGAAGCTGAGTGAAGTAGTTGAGAATTTATTAAAAGCGAAGAAACATGGATTACCCGGATTTGTAGAAGTGACGATTCCAGGCCAAAGTGACACAGAATTCATTGTGAATAAGCCTGAATCGATTATCGATAAGATCGAGTATTACAAAAAGACATATGATGAGAGTGGCGTTCACATGCATTGTAGTGACATTAAGATTGTTGATGCTGGAGCGTTTGAATGGGACCGGTAGATAAAACATGTATCACCATGCTTTCATAACAAAGACTAGAACATATTACAGTAAAGGTTGCAGGGTTGTGAAATATCACGATACCTGCATTTTTTGTGGCCGCAAGTCGGCAGAAAGGACCAGCTATGTGAATGACCCACCCAAGAGAAAGCTCCCGTATTTTGGTGAGCATTTAAAATAGTCCGTTTCGGTGCTGTGGACTGTAAATAAAACGCTGCGAGGCAATCGGTGCCGTTAAGCCGAGGGAGGTAAAAAAGATATGAGTGACGACGAAAGAAAAGAGCAAGAAGAAACAACAGAAAAGGAACAGGTGAGCAAGGCTTTTGGTAACGAGCCAGAGAAACCGAAGGCTGAGGAGAATACTGATCCAAAACCTGAAAACACAGATAAGGGCAAGCCAAAAAAAGAGGACCCTGAAAGCGATAAGGGCGCACCTGCAGAAAAGAAAACTTACACGCAGGCAGAGGTTGATGCCATGCTGGCAAGGACGCGTAAAAAGTATCAAAAGGGAGTTACAGACGAAGCACCTGCAGAGGGCGAACCGGAACAACCTGAGGAAAGCGCTGCGACCAGTATTCCGATGGATAAGTATATCCGGGCAGAACTGAAAGGATCTATGGCTATGTTTGATATCGCCGCCAAAAAACTTGGGCGCGCAGCTATGCTAATCGAGCCAGAGTCTGTGATGGAGAACGGGGTCTACTCCGAGGAGAAGGCAAAGCAGGAGATCGAGAAGCTGCTGCAGGAATGGCCAGAGCTTAAACGTGCGGAGGTAGGCTCTGAGAATAATGATTTTAGTTTCGGAGCTCCACGGCAGGACGAGAATGCCGAAACGACAACAGCGACTAAAGTGTCGCAGATATTTGGAAATAAATAGAGGAGGTAATGAAATGACTACACCAAACACAGTAAACTATGTAACACAGTTTGAGCGCGAGCTGCTGCAGAAGTATAGCAGAGAGCTGATGACTGCGGAAATGACAACCGAGCATGTAAGATTTATTAACGCCGACACCGTGAAAATCCCTTTTATCGAATTAGCAGGGTACAAAGACCATAGCCGTAATGGGGGCTTTAACCGACAGGCAGTTAAAAATGATTTTCAGACTTTCGTTCTGAGATTTGATCGTGACGTTGAGTTTTTTGTTGACCAGATGGACGTTGATGAGTCCAACAATGCACTCATTGCAGCCAATGTCACGAATGAGTTTGAAACGCAGCAGGCAATCCCTGAGACCGATTGCTACCGTATTTCTAAGTGTTATTCTGAATTTAAAGATCACGGAGGTGTGCCGGACGCAACAACGCTCAGCAATGAGAATATCTTAGAGGTTATTGATAATGCAATGATGGCAATGACCGAGGCGGAGGTACCGCTTGAGGGGCGCATCCTGTACGTGACGCCAACTATGGAGAAAAATATCAACGAAGCCAAAGAGATTCAGCGCTATATCAGCCTGAATCAGAATACGGGTAACATCAACCGAAAAATTGTTAATCTGGACGGTTTGAAAATCAAACCCATTTTATCCGCACGGATGAAGACGGTCTATGACTTTACAGACGGATGCAAAGCTGGCGCGAATGCAAAACAGATCAACATGATTCTCTTCCATCCTAAGTCCCTTCTGGCATGCGACAAGCACCAGTATATCAAGCTCTGGCCGGAGGGATCACACACGCAGGGAGACGGGTACCTGTATCAGAATCGCAAGTACGGTGACTTGTTCGTCATTCCGAACCGTGTACAGGGCGTCTATATTAACGCCGAAGCAGAAGCATAGGAGGTGATTGATATGTCAGTGATTTATGCAATTAAAGGAAATCGCGAGGAACCCATTTCTGCTGAACAGAAAGAGGCTTTTTTGGCAGCAGGATATGACCTCATTGAGGATGGTGTAAGAACCTACTCACCTGCTAAAAAGATAAGTCTCGCGGAACACAATAAAGTCGTAGAGGCCTACAAGGCCCTACAGACTGAATATGATGAGGCCCTTGTAGAAAATGAAGCCCTTAAAACAGAGGCTGAGAAACTAAAAGCAGAGCTTGCAGAGGCAAAAAAGCCCTCAAAGAAATAGGTGATAATATGTATGCGACACCTGAATACTACACCGCTGATTACGGCGGTACCCTCATATCACAAGACGAGCTCCCCAAAGCCTTAAAAGATGCGGAGTACAGCATCGACCACCTTTGTTTTGGCCGCATCAAGGGCAAAGGGTTTGATAACCTATCACCCTATCAGCAAGAGCTCATAAGTCGTGCTGTCTGCCTGCAGGCTGATTATATTAAGCAGTTTGGGGCAATGCTCATAAACCCCGTCAAAGGCTATAACGCGGGCAGCACTAAGGTCGAACTGGCCAACGTAACATATGGCGGTATCAACACTACACAGGAAATCGTCAATCTTTTAGAGGATACAGGACTAAGATGCCTGGTGTTGTAATCGTAAGCCCCTTTCCTTTCCCGGATTGGGAGGCCACGACACACGTTGTCGTCTATCAGGAGCAGGACACAGAGGACCAGGGACCTATTGAGACTGTTATCTACGACGGATTGGCAATCTACGACGAAAAGTCAAAGATTGTATACGGCAAAGACAGCAAACAGATATCCCTCAGCGGTATGCTTATCATACACGGTGATGTACAGGCCTTGGAGGGCAAAACGGCTTTCCAAGGCTTTGTACAAATCGGTGAAGAAAAGAAGCAGATATACGCTGTGCGAAAGCCAAAACTGCTAGGTGTTATCTACAGCACGGAGATTGATCTATTATGAGAGTTAAGAGCGTAAAGGTCAAAATCAATCGGGAGGCGATGGCACAGCTTGACAAAGCAAAAAAGCGAGCCCTCGTGCTCACGGCACATGCGATACTGTCAGATATTGTATCTCGGGGTGTAGCACCAAAAGACATTGGAGAGCTAGAACGTAGCGGTTTTGTGGATGATGGGCATATTGATACAGAGCTAGTATCAAGTATTGTATTTGACACACCATATGCGCGCCGATGGTACTTTAACTTAGATGACGCTACGTTTCAGCGTACTAAAAACCCGAACGCACAGGATCACTGGATGGACTTCTATCTGGATGGAGAGGGCAAACAGTGGGTCATCGATACCTATTGTAAGTTTTTAAAGCAAGAAAGTGGGGGGGTTATCACATGATGACTTTAAAAGACGTCAAGGACTGGCTCAGCGGGCAAGTTACAGCTGATGTATGGAAGATAGGTGTCTATGATGCATCCAAGGGCAAAACAATATGTGTGCGTAATCTAACAAGCAATCGTGGCAAGCTGGCTATAGGCGGCTTGCAAAACACCAGCACAGCCGTGAAAGGCATATCCATTGTAGTGCACTGGTCAAAAAACCCGGATGAAACTGAGCGTGTAGCACAAAGCATACATGCTCTTTTTTACGGGAAGCAACCGATTATTGGTGATTATCGGGCTATAAAATGTGATATGAGGAGCGACGAACCCATAAGTGTTGGAACTGACACAAACGGGATATACGAATATGTAATTGAAACATGGCTCACATATGAGCGAAAGGAGTAATTTATGGCAAAAGTAAAATCAGGAGTTTTTCCCGTATTCGATTTGGGCTTTAAAATTGGTATCAAAGGACTTTCAAGCGCAGATGAGGATATGGTGACTATCAAAGATATAGAGTCGTTCTCACTGGGTGTTGAGGGGAATACGCAGAAGTGGAATACCTTGGATATGGAGGGATGGAGCCGAGCATTGATGACCGGAAAAGGGTTAACAATCTCTTTGAAAGGAAAGCGTAATGTCGGTGATCCGGGAAGCGACTATATTTCGTCTACTACTTTTAAGGATGGTCTGGACTGTACAACGAAAGCATCTGTGGATTTTCCAGACGGTTCAAAGTTGGAGTTTAATTGCGTTATTGATGTTAAGTCATTCCTTGGCGGCGAGGCGCAGGACGTAGCTCCATTGGAGTTTGACATGATCGTTGATGGTAAACCTGTATTTACAGAGGCGCCTAGTGCACCTGCTGGGTCTTAGGAGGTAAGTTATGGCACGAGAATACAATATCATTGAGCGTTTAAAACGTCGTAATGAAAAGCCAACAGTGGTATTAGATGATGAGCACAAGTATCCGATCAACACGAAAAAGACTAATGTCTTGTGCATGATGGCGTATATCCGGAAAACGGAAAAAAGAGGAAAGGAAGAATCAGACCCTGTAAAAGATATGGAGATGATGGACCATATCATAAAGATGGGGCTCGGCGAAGAAGCGGCTGCTTACATTGCTGAGCAAGATTACACCTTTGCGGTTGTTCAGGATATCATTGAGGTCATCATGGCCGCAATCGGAGACGAAGATACAGGCTTTGAAAAAGAGGAAAAGACAGAAAAAAAGTAACTGACCATTGGTATGATATATTTGAGGACTGGGATTTGATTGAAGCATCATTCGCTATGCAGTACCCATCCAAGGATTTATTTGCTGTCGGCGATGATGACATGGAGTGGCGTGAGTTTGTAACTCTACTATCGGGAATTATGCCGGAAACGCCGCTAGGTCAAATAATCAAAATACGTTCTGAGGATGATGACGATATCTTGCAGCATTTTACACCAGAACAGCATCGTATCCGTAATATATGGCGTAACCGTCAAATGCAGCAGGTGCTGAAACAGTCAAATAAAAACGAAGTTATGAAGCAAATGAAGGCTATGTTTAAGTCTATGGCAGCATAGCCTTTTTATTTTTAGAAAGGCAGGTGATGATGTGGGAGCAACAAGTGCAGGGTCTATACAAATGGATCTGGAGATAAAATCAGACCTTGACAAGGACATACAGGCAGAGTCGAGTAAGATAGCTGACCGGATACGCAAGCAGGTAGACGCTATGAGCGGGGATATGTTTAAAAACCTGCGGAAATCTCTTGTGGCCAGTTTAGACAAAATGAATGAATCCGTAAAGGCTACACTCGATCGCACAAAGCTTGAAATGCAAGCCTTTGTTGAGCAGATGGCAGGCATGGTCAAACAAATGTCTGGTGTACAGATGCCATATCAGAAGGCTCAAAGCGATACAGAGCCAAGCGCAGCAGCATCACAAGGCCCCAGCGTGAGGGGACCTCCGAAAGTCAGTATCCGCAAACCTAAAATAAAGTTTGACCCTCAATTTAACACAGATATGTTCAAGCAAAAATATGCCGAGCTCGAAAACATGATGGATATGTACGACAATCAGATACTCGCTAAACAAGCACAGCGGAAAACGCTGCTGGAATCCTATAAGCCTAACATGGGAGCACAAGCAGAGGGAGCCTTGGATAAGCAGGTAATGAGTCTTGATATGCAGATTGCTAAGCTACAAGACGCTGCAGCACGGTCAAACATCACTCTTAGCGCGATGAATAGACAGATGGGGGCGACGTCCGGGGTAGCTAGAGCAGCAGGCAGTGCTGTCGTGCAATTTACAAAGCGCTTAGCCTCGTCAGCATTGCATAAGTTTAGTAATGGTCTAAAATCAGCAGGACAGCATGCGGCGTCTTTTGCAAGCCGATTACTTGGTATAGGGTCAGCCGGTAAAAAGGCCTCTAACGGTATGGGGCGCGCTCATATGGGCGTAGGTCAGCTGATTAAGTCGTTTACGATTTTCTCGCTGATATTCCCCCTAGTGAGCCGAGGCATTATGGCACTCGCTCAAAACATTGGGGCTACCCTTATGACAAATACTGCGTTTGCAAACAGTTTAAATCAGATACGCTCTAATCTGGCCACAGCATTTACGCCTATCTTTCAGGCAATCATGCCCGCTTTAAATGCGCTTATGTCGGCGTTGGCCACGGTGACGGGTTATATAGCGGCTTTTATGTCTGCGCTATTTGGTAAGTCCATGTCAACAACAAAGCAGGCAACGTCCGGTATCTATGCAGCAAAGGATGCAATGGGTGCATACGGCTCCTCGGCTGACAAAGCGGCCAAAGCGTCGGAAAAAGCTCGTAGGTCACTAATGGGATTCGATGAGATCAACAAGCTGGATGATGCGGATACTTCTGCCGGCTCTGGCGGCGGAGGCGGTGGCGGTAGTGATATGCCGGTCTACACACCGACTGATGTCGATGACGGACCTATCAAAAAATGGGTAAAGCAGCTCAAAGACCTGTGGGCTAAGGGTGACTATGACGGTATCGGTAAGCTCATAGGTCAGCAGGTCAATAAGGCTGTAGCATCATTTACAAAGTGGATATCGTGGGATAACTTAGGCAAATCCATCACAGAGTTTTGCGATGGATTTTGTGAGCTCTTTAACAGTTTGATTGATACGATAAATTGGGAAAATATCGGGCGGATGTTTGGCACCGGAATCAACACTATCGTAAATACGTTATATTTGTTGTTTACTGGTATTAACTGGGAGCGGATAGGTAAAGCATTAGCTCAGGGGCTTAACGGTCTTGTGTACAGCGTTGACTGGGATAAGCTTGGGCATACGATTGGGTCATTTTTGCAAGCGCATATTGATGCTCTATATGGATTTGTGACAACTGCGGACTGGCCTGCTATCGGTAAGGCTCTGGCTGATGGAGTAATGGGTCTTGTGTACAGTGTTGATTTACCAAAATTTACGGAATCTCTTGGGAAAGGTTTGAGTGGAGCGATTAGCTCGGTACACACGTTTGTTGAAAATATCAATTGGACGAAGCTGGGCGATACCATAGCCAAGAGTATAAATGCCTTCTTTAGTAATATAAATTGGGCTGATTTTGGAATGACACTCAGTGATGCAGCGTTGGGTATCCTTGATACGCTACTTACAGCGCTACAGGGGATCGACTGGGGGCAAATCGGAAAAAGTATTGGAACATTCCTTTCGAATATTGATTGGTGGGGTATTATTTCTAAAGTTGGAAGCGCTATATGGGAAGCATTTAGTGGAGTTATTACAAGTCTTTTCAATTCTGGCTCAGGAACTGTATTTTTAGCGTTATTAGCAGGAATTAAGGGCTTGAAATCAGTGTTTTCAATGATTGATCTAAAAGGTGCAGCTTTGAATTTTGTATCAGGTGGTTTGAAATCTTTAGCATCTCTAGGAACCGGTATCTTAAAAGATGTATTGCCAAAAGTAGCAAGTGGAGTACAAACATTATTAGGGTCAGGCGGTTTAGGGAAAATTGTTTCAGGAGTAACAGGAATTGTTGCCAAGGCAGGGCCTATACTATCTAGCATTGGCTCGGTAGTTTTCTCGCCGACAGGTTTGCTAATTGGAGGAGTAGCGGCTGGTGTTGCATTGATTGTAACACATTGGGACGATATCAAGAAAGCGGCGAAAAATGTAGCAAAATGGGTTGGCGAGAAATGGGATGACGTAAAAAAATGGACGTCCGAAAAGTGGGGCAAAATATCAAAAAACTTAAGTGATACATGGTCAGACCTTAAAAAAGGAGCAAGCGATATCTTTGGAAAAATTGGAGATAAAATCAGCGAAGTGTGGAACGGATCTGACAAGAACACGGAAAGCGCTTGGGGGAGTATAAAGGGCGTAGTGGCAGACTCCATCGACACCGTAAGAAATGATGTAAGTGTCAATTCAGAAAAAGCCGGAAAAGCTATAGAACATAATTTTAACTCCGCAAGAGACTCTCTTATTGGCGCAAATCGCGGAATGAGTAACGATACCAAAAATGCATGGGGACCTCTGGTCACCTTTATGTCTGACAAGTGCGGCTCTATCAAAAATGATATTTCACGCACATTTAAGGATTCCAAAAATACTGTTGATACGAACAGTAAAGGGATGAAATCATCCGTTACTAGCAATCTGAGTGATACAACAAAATGGATTGCCAAAACCATGTATAACGAAATGTATGACAAGGCCAAAAACATGATGGACAAATTCAAAAAAGGTTCTGGGGCAGTGAATGTCAAATCCACTGTGCAGTCATGTGTCGGCAAGGCTACATCGTGGCTGAGCGGTCTTGGTGGCAGCTCTAAGGTTTGGGGCGGCGACATGATTTCGGGGTTTGCAAACGGAATATCAGAGAATATGTGGAAAGTGGCCGGTCAAGTTAAAAATGCTGCTAATCTTGTAGCATCATGGCTACACTTTACACGACCAGATACTGGACCTCTGCGAGAGTATGAGCAATGGATGCCACATATGATGGAGGGGCTCGGTAAGACTCTGGCAGCAAGCACACCAAGGTTTATAGGACAGGTCAAGAGCTTATCTCAATCCATGTCAGGAGCTATGCAGGCAGCACTACAGGAGCCGACGATCGCGTTTGCAGGCGAGCGTAGCTTGAATGTGCAGCATGAATGGAAGGAGTCTCAAAGTGATACAGATAAAACAACCATGAAGGACCTCATTGAAGAAGTGAGAGGTTTGAAGCAGAAATTTGATGAGGTTAAGGAAGAAATCAGGAATAAAGATACTGATGTTTATATTGACGATCAAAAAGTAACGAAAAAAGTCGTTGATAATGTAAACAAGGATACTCGCAAAAATGGTAAGTGTCCTATAGATATGTAGGAGGTGCGGGTATGGCAATACTCACGGCAAACGGTGTGGCGCTACCTGCGCCTACCGTAATAAAAATTGACAACGAGATCATATGGTCGAGTAACACCGGACGTACGTCAAGCGGCGCTATGGCTGGTGACGTCGTGGCCGAGAAAAAAACGGTAACGATTGAATGGGGAGTGCTCCAAGAGTCTGAAATGGCTAAAATCAGAAAAAATCTGATTGCAGGGTTCTTCCCTTTTGTTTTTAACGGTGGTGGAGGTGCGAGCCTCTCGATAACATCATACCGGGGCACAATCAACGAGGAGCACATAGGGCTCTTAGGTGATGGCATCTATTGGTACAAAAAAGCGACTGTAAAAATAATACAGCAATAAGGAGGATATTATGGCAGTAATTACAAAATCAAACAAAAACATTGAGATAACAAAAAATATTGAGGTAGACAACGTACAGGTCGAGCAGGTAAAGGCTGTAATCAATACCAGCAACCCGGAAAATGCAAATCTGACGCATTACATCAGCAATCAGACTCTCTATAAAGCTAATCGCACAGAGATAAGAGCTGCAGAAGCCGAAGCAGAGGATGAGATTTATACGGAGCAGGATGCAATCATCGCGGAACTGGCAGGAGGTAATAAGGATGCAGCTTAAAAATAAACAGATCGTAGACGCACAGCCAGCACTTGGCAAGATGCTCAATACCGCTTTGCCTGTAAAGCAGTCATACCATATCAAAAAGACGCTGGAATCCGTGAAAAAGCAGGCTGTATTTTTAGAGGAGCAGCGCACGGATTTAATCAAAAAATATGGTGTCGAGAAAAACGGCAATTACTCTATACCAGATGATGACTTAACAGCTCGCAAGAAGTATTTTGATGAATATAAGGAGCTCTTGGAATTAGAGGAAGAAATTGACGTGCGCCAGCTTACCCTCGACGAATTGGATCGCGTGGAGCTGACAGCTAATGAGCTTGAATCAGTGGAATTTATGCTTAAAATCGAAGATTAGCACAAGGAGGTGGTACAATGATAACCACATCCGATAAGTATAAAACAGCGATATCCAAATCTGGCCGCCACTTCCGGCTGAAAATCGACATTGCAGGTACTGCGTATACTGGCATAAAGAGCTTTAAGCTTAAAGGCGGCACAAACTCATCCGAACAAATCACGTTTGGGGATGCTGTGTCATCTTATATTGAGTTTATCCTCACAGACGTGCCTAAAAACACTATCCTTAAAGGACGTCAAGCAATACCGTATATTGGTTTAGAGCTGGACGATGGTACGGTGGAGTGGATAAAAAAAGGTGTCTATAACCTTGAAAAGCCGGTACGATCTGGTGAGTTTATAAAGCTTACCGCATATGATAACTTCGCCCTTTGCTATAAAGGATTTTTTACTGCGCTATCCGGCAATCAAAAAATTGCGGTCATCCTGCAGGAGCAATGTAAAAAGATAGGTATTGAGTATGCAGGCGGGGCGGATGATGTTATCTACAAAGTCGATAGCCTGCAGGGGCTTACCATCATTGAGGCTATAAGTGTACTTGCTGCATACTGTGGTAAAAATGCTATTATGGATAAAGACGGTAAGCTCAGGCTGGTATGGTATACCGACGCAGGTCTTACTATATCCCCGAGTCGATTTGCTGATCCGCTGGAAATGGATGAGGAAGATACTTTTATCAACCGGTTGGATTGTACAATCGACGAAGAGCACTCTGTATCCGCAGGAACTGGTGTAGGCATCTATTTTAGCTGTCCGGGTATGACCCAGGAGCGTATTGCTGTCCTGCATAACCGAATAAAGGGCTTTACGTACAGAGCTGCTAAACTTAACTGGCGTATGGCTCAACCTGACGTTGAGGCGGGCGACCTCGTACGTGTAATGGATAATGCGGGCAACGTTTACGCTATCCCTCTCATGGACTATGAGTTTAATTGTGACGGTGGATTTTACGGCACCATACAATCTAAAGGCAAGACTGAGCAGGAGCAGGATACAGGCTATAAAGGTCCTCTACAAACAAAAGTGGACAGGACTTACTCTGACCTCGTAAGCACAAAGCAAGTCATCACCGATAAGATTACGGCCTTTGAAGGCGAGTTTGAGACTATCAATACCAATTACCTGGAGGTCAACAAAAAGCTTACGGCCTTAGATGCAGAAATTGAAAATCTGGACGTCACAGAGCTTACTGCAAAGGTAGCAATCATAGAGACATCCTACGTATCTAAAGAGTACGTGCAGGACCTATATGCCACCAAAGCCGAGGTGCACGTACTGGATGTTGATTTGGAGCGTGTCAACACCCTGCTCGCAGGCAGTGTAACGGCAGGCAGCACACAGACTATAGTCTTAAATGCTGACAACACAACGATATCCAACGCGTTGATAAAGTCGGCCATGATTGACAGCGTAGCAGCTGATAAAGTAACTGCCGGTACGATTGATGCTAGCAGTATACACTTTAAATCACAGTCCGGACGGTTAGATATATACGGCGAAACCCTCCAGATAAAAGATATCACAAGGCCAAGAGTACAAATTGGCAAAGATGCATCCGGAGACTACAACATGTATGTCTGGGATGCCGCCGGGAAGCTGATGTTTGATGCAGCCGGCATAACTGCATCTGGTATTCAACGACCAATTATCGTGGATAGCATGGTGGCCGATAATGCCAACATATCGGGAGATAAAATCAACATCACATCATTGGTAAAAGAGATTAACGACGGTACAGAGGTGATAAAGTCTAGCCATATTTTGGTGGATGGAGCTAACCAGTCTCTGTCCGTCGTGTATAACACCATCATCGGTGACATAAGCACGCTGAGCACGGCGTTGTCTGTGGAGCAAGGCAAAATCTCATCATTGATTACTGACATGTCGCTAGCT